GATTGCGAGCGACTCGACCGGCGTCTTGAGCGTGGATGATAACGGCGGAAGTCTCACCGTCGACGGCATGGTCGGCGTTGGAAACGGACCCGGGGCATTGGCAGTCAATGTCCAAGACGGCGGAAACAGTATCACGGTAGATGGCACCTTCTGGCCTACGCTTGGCCAGGCGCTCATGGCCGCCAGCCTGCCCGTCGTCATCGCCAGTAACCAGAGCACGGTCCCAGTCAGTACAGCAACCGGAAGCGTAGTGGACAGCGCGTTGGCTCCGCAAGACACGCTCTGGCGCAATGTGGCAGACGGCGGGGCAACCGCCGATGCAAACAAAGGGGTCATTCCGGCTGGCTCCATCGTGGCCGGAACGGTGGTGAAACTCTACCAGGTGCCGACGACGAAGCAGTATCACGAGGTATCGATCACGCAGACAGACTCGGATGCCAATGCGTTTGAATGGATGCCAATCGTCTATGCGCTGAATGACATCCCGTCCGCCGCATGGGCGCTCAATGACTACCTCTCCGTGGGCGCCCTTGTTGTGCCGACGTTCAAGGTCTCACGCGACCGAACCAAGACCGTCGTCGCTCAGCCCCTCATTCAGACGAGGGCATCCTATCTGCTCGTCATCGTCAACGCCGTGACCGTAGCACCGGCTGGCAATCCGCGCGTTCGAATCATCAGTTACAACGATGGAGACGCCCGATGAACCCCCTCATGCGCAATGGCATGATTGGCGGTGCGGCAATTGTTGTCGGGGTCGTGGTGTATGGACTATTCGGCGGCGGAGATGAAAGGCCACCTGTTGCACCACAGAAACCACCGGCTGTCATTATTCCCGGGCAGCCGCAAGCCCCGCATGCGAAGCACTCCATCTGCTACAACACGGCGACCGGCGTGATCGTCGCCGTCGTGTGGGCCGGTCACGAATGGGGGCCTGGCGACAACACTCCGCCGCTGGCGACAGCAGACGTCGACATGCCGCCGGCCTTTCGATCTGACGATCTCCCCCTGCGCAGATGGGCCTACCAGGACGGACAGGTTGTGCGCGTGAAGGGCATCGACCCGGCGCCATTGGTCGTGCCGCCGCAAGGAGAACCGCAATGAGACGGATTCTGTTGGTGATCCTGTGCTGTCTGGTCACGTCCTCTGCGACCGCCACCGTGCGCACCGTAGGAACGGGAAAGGATTATTCGACGCTCGCTTCCTGCTTCGCCGCGCTGGTGACCGGGGACACGATTGAAACCTATGGACCGTACACGGAGAACAATCAGAGTCTCGCCCCGCCAGCCGGCGTGACGACGATCACGTGGCGGCACTACGGAGCCGACTACACGTTCAACGGAACCGGGGCGACATCGGTCTGGCTCACGCTCGCAGCGAGCAATACAGCCTGGAACGTCAATGCCATGAGTGCGACGGGGCGAATCGTCGTCACTGGCTACATTGGGGCGCAGCCGTTCGTCATCAACGGGGCGAGCTCGACCATCGGCGGATTTCGCCTTACGGCGAACGGCGCTGTCGGCGTGTACCAACTCACCGTCGTCAGTAACGCGAATTCCGTTGTGCTTCAAGACCTGCTCGTCGACTCTCCGGTCAATCCGGCCGGCTCGAACTGGATGGGGATCTATCTCGGTGGTGGGCTTGGCGCATCAGTGCAGAACAGCACGGTTGAGAATGTCACCATCACCGGAGCCGGAACAACCTACCTCATCGGCATGTCGTCGACTGCCGCTTCCCCACTGCTGACTGGAATCACGCTGCGTAACGTGAATACTGGGGCCTCCCTGTATGGGTTCTATGGGTCTGGCGCCAATGACTTTGCCACCTATCTCGATTCATCTGCGTATGCACTCAGTGCCGGTGGAGCGATCCGTGTGTTCTTCGTGTCTAATCGCAGCGCAACCATGCAAAATCTTCTGGCATATGGCTTCTCATCTCCGACAACGGACCGCGGGATTGTCTACGATGGCGTGCAGGTGCATCCCATCTTGCAGAATAGCAACGTCCAGAACTGCACCGTGATTGGAGGCGAGGAGGGGATCTCCATGCAGTCCGTCCCGGCAGCCGGCGGACGCTTCGTCACGAACTGCATTGCACACAACTCTACCGCGAGCGAGTTTTACACGGTGGCGGGTGGCGTTGCGGGCTCCTCGTTCAATTGGGCGACGGCGAACAGATACTCTGTCAATTGGCCGGTGTCGGCCACCGATCTGAATGGCGACCCACTGTTCCGGGACGAGGCAACGCTCGACTATCAATTGCGCTGGCAGCCGGGAATCGAATCCCCATGCGTCGACACGGGGGCCGCAATTCCAACGAGGCTGTTTGATTTGGCTGGTCAGCCGATGAGCGGGGTCGCCCTTGATCGCGGGTGCTTTGAATTCCAGCAGATCGGGGCACACGATGTGAGAATGCCACTCACGGATAAGGTGCTGGCCGCAACTCGAGACGAGCGCCTCACTCGCTAGTGCGCCCGCGCCCGTAGTGTAGTACCGTCCGGTAGGACGGGGATGTGATGTATGCAGGAGAGACAATGGCAACCACCCCCAAAGACAAGAAGCCCGCACACAGGCGCAGGCGCAGGAAGCAGAACCGGCCGGAGAAGCCCGCGCGGAAACTCGACCAGTCCGCCCCGTTCGGACGCGCGGAAGACGGCTCCCCGTTCGCGCCCTATGGCCTGACCGCGAGCGGGAAGGTGCGACCACGCCCCATGCGCGGGCAGGTACCTGACACGCGCCCGGAGGACCTGCATGCTGTGCAACGGCTGCCGGAGGAGGCTTTCGGCATGGCGGCCATCGGGTGCTCCGATTCTGAGATCGCGGAGCTGTACGGCATTCCGTATGAGAGTTGGAAGGGCGGGCTTGCCTTGCACCCCGATGTCGTGGCTAGGCTACGTGAGGCGCGCGCCAAAGGCACCCGCTCTGTGACCAAGGCGCTGTGGAACCGGGCGACCGGCCAGGCATTCCGGGACAAGGCAGGGAACTTCCTTCCGCCCGACATCGCCGCGATCAAGTTCTGGCTCTGCAACCGAAGTCGGGAGCACTGGAAGAGCGAGGCCAAACTCGAGGTGCAGCACAGCGGCGAGATCCGGGACGGACGTACCGGAGCGACGGCCCTCGTTGAAGACCTGACCGACGAGCAGCTCGTCGACTATCTGGCCGAGATCGGGGTCGCCGTGGCGAAGCAGCGGCCGGAAATGGAGCAGGCGATCAAGCAGGCCAAAAAGGAGAGGGCGAACTGATGGGCAGGCCGAGGCAGGACGATGGCAAGTTGGAGACCGGGAAGCAGGCGCAGTTGATCGCATGACACTCCCCCCTGAGCAACGGGCCGCCGCAGCGGAACTGCTCGCCCGCCGCGCCCGCACCGACCCCGCTGTGTTCAACCGCCTCGTCTACCGGGACAGCCGCACCGGCAAGCCGTGGGAGACGCAGCCGTTCCAACGCGAATGGGAAGCCGCCATTGACGCACAGGACTGGCCGCTTGACCCGGACGGCAAGCCCATCGTCCGCCTCGTCATCTTTGCCCCCGCCGGCCACGGCAAGACAGAGTGCCTTGCCCGATCCTGGCTCACCAGGCAGATCGGAGCCAATCCCAACACGAAGGCGGCAATCCTCTGCAACGAGCAATCGGCCGCCGTTGATCGCCTCATGGCGGTACGCCGGGACATCGAGAGCAACCCCCGCCTGAAAGCCATTTTCCCCGCGCTGAGGCAAGACCCAGCGGGTAAGTGGCAGGACAAGGAGTTGTTCTTTGCCGGAGCAATCAACGCCAAGGACCCGGGCCTGCAAGCCATCGGCATTGGCGGTGCGGTCATCGGCGCCCGCCTGGATGTTGGGGTCGTGGACGATCCCTGCGACTTCGAGAACACATGGACGCAGGCGCAGCGCGAGAAAGCCCTGGCCTGGTACCTTGCCACCTTCGAGTCCCGCTTCGACGGCCGGGGCCGCATCGTCGTGATCATGACCTCGTGGAATGACGAGGACCTCGGGCACCTGCTGGTCGCCCGCCACGGCTACCGGATGCTGCGCTACGAGGCGTGCGACGAGAACTTCGACAACATCCTCTGGCCTGGCAAATTCACGGCGCAGCTCCTGCGGCAGATTGCCGATACGCTCGGTCCCATCGAGTTCGCCCGAACCATGCGCAACCTGTGCATGGACGACAGTTTCCGTCGCATCAAAGAGGAGTGGGTTCGCAAGGGGCTCGACCGTGGCCGCGGCATCCCGGCGGGCGTCGTGCCGCAGGGTGCCGTCTGCACCATCACGGCACTCGATCCAGCCGGAGGCAAGCACAAGAAAAAGGGGGACCTGTCCGCGTTCTTCACTGCATCGCTCTTGCTCAACGGGGACCGGCACCTGGTCGAAGTGGACGCCGGGCGAATGACCAGTCCTGATCTCAAGAAGACCATCGCCCGCAAGCACGACGCCTTCCGTTCGCTGATCGGCGTCGAGGACAACGGGGTGCAGGACTGGCTCAGGCAGGACGTGGTTGAGGATACGGCAATTCCAATCGTCGGACGGAGCACGACCTCGGACAAGTGGGACCCGGCCACGGGGGTCGAGAGCATCGGCCTCGAGCTCTACAACGGCAAGTGGATCATCCCATCCGTCGTGGACGCCAACGGAATCGTACGGCCGGCCACGGCCGAGATTGCCGAGTGGATACGGGAGATGCTTGCATTCCAACTCGGGGCACACACGGGGGACCGGCTCATGGCCTCCTACATCTGGCGCTGTATCGCCAGGGAAGAAGAAACTAGACAGCGCAAGCGCCTCGGTGGTATACGCGTTGGAGTCGGCATCACACAGAGCAGTCCCTGGAGGCCGTGACGATGGGGAAGAAACGCAAGGCAGACCGAGAGATGCAGGCCACACCTCAACCCATCGAGCACGCACAGGCACCGACACCAGCAACGACCAGGGATGCCAAGATCGGCCGCCTCCAACTGAACAGCGAACTCGGAAGCACGGGGCTCAATCACACGGCGGGCTACATCCGGGATGACTTCCTGCTCGCGTGGAACGGCTCGCAGGGGATGAAGACCCGGCAGGAGATGGCCTGCAACGACCCCGCTGTCGGGGCCATGCTCTTCACCATCGACAAACTCATCCGGCAGGTCGAGCCGCAGACCGAGGTGGCGGACCACCCCAGAGGAGAAGAGGCAGCCGCCCTGTTCAACTCCTGCCGCGACGGAATGGAGCACACCTGGTCGGACTTCATGAGCGAAGTTCTTTCGATGCTCCCCTACGGGTTCGCCCCATTCGAGCCCGTCTATATGAAGCGGGAGGACGGGCGGATCGGGTGGAAGAAGCTTCCGCTGCGGGCACAGACCACGGTGGATAGGTGGGAGCTGGCAGAGAATGGGGACGTGCTCGGAATGTACCAGATGGCCCCACCGAGCTACCGCAACGTCTACATTCCAGCCGACCGACTGGTGCTGTTCCGCACGTCGAGCGCCAAGAACAACCCCGAGGGCGTAAGCATCTTGCGGAACGCCTATCGGCCCTGGTACTTCAAGAAGCGCATCGAAGAGTACGAGGCCATCGGGATCGAGCGGCATATGGCCGGCTTCCCGGTCTTTTACCACCCGGCGGAATGGAGCAGCGATTCCGCGACCGATGCCGAGCAGGCGGCATACCAGGACCTACAGGAAGCGATGCGCCGCATCCGCATCGATGAGCAGGCCGGGCTTGCCCTGCCGGCGATCTACGATGACAAGGGCAACCTGCTGATGAAGTTCGAGTTGATCTCCTCGAGCGGCAGCATCGCCAACGCCAACACCGGCGCCGTGATTGCTCGCAAGAACATGGAGATCCTCATGACGTGCCTGGCGGACTTCGTGCTGCTCGGACACGAGAAGTCTGGCTCATGGGCGCTTGCCGACAGCAAGACAAGCATCTTCGCTGCGGCAATCGGGGCTTGGCTCCAAATCATCGCAGCCACGATCAACCGGGTGTTGATTGCCAGACTCATGACCTACAATGCGATCCCGGCCGAGGCGTGGCCGAAGATCCGGTTTGGTGACATCGAGACGCCGGACCTCCAGAATATCGCCGACTACGTGGCCAAGCTCACGAGCGCCACTGCCATCCTTCCGGATGGGGCACTGGAGGCCCACTTGCGCCGCATCGCTGGCCTGCCACAGGCGGAGACGGCGGAATGACATTCCGGGCCAACAACGCACCGGTCACCCGGGCGGTCAGGGGAAAGTCAGGCAAGTATGCCGCGCTTGAGGCCCGCACCGAGGGCAAGATCCGCAAGCAGGCTCGAGTAGCATTTCGACTCATGCGGGATGGGGTTGACATCGACGGCGTGACCGCTGGCATCGAGGCCCGCGAATGGAAGACTGCCTACCAGGCCACAGGCATTGAGACCACGGCAGCGAGCATCGGCGAGATCGAGCCGCACATCGAAGAGGCGTTCGTGAAGGCGGCGGACATCACGCTCGACGAGGTGGAGATACCTGAGGGCTTCGTGTTCAACCCCATGGCCCCCCATGTTCGCAAGGCCATTGCGCAGCAGGTCGGACAGAACATCGCGGCCGTCACGCAGAACACACTGGACAACGTGCGGGCCATCGTGTCGGACGCCATCAGCACGGGCAGGCACCCCTACTCGGCAGCCAAGCAGATCAAGCAGGTGGTCGGCCTCACGCCGAAGCAGGCGCAGTCGGTCGAGAACTTCCGCAAGCAGCTTGTCGACGAGGGCGTAGTCGGAGACAAACTCGAGAAGCGGGTGGCCCGGTACGCAGAGAGGAAACTAGCCCAGCGCGCGGAGGCCATCGCCAGGACCGAGACGGCAACGGCCTTGAACAACGGGCGCATGGAATTGTGGACGCAGTTGCAGGCAGAGGGCGGATTGCCTCATGACCAGAAGCACAAGTGGATCACTGCCGAGGATGAGCGGGTGTGCAACATCTGCGGCCCACTGGACGGAAAGACCGTACTGATTGGACAGCCGTTCCCGGGCGGCTACAGCGGGCCGCCAGCCCACGTGATGTGTCGTTGCAACACCGTACTTGTGGCGGGGTAGCCAATGCCGGACGTCGGACGCAAGGGAGAGGGTACGCACATTCAGTCAGTCATCATGCCGAAGTCCGATTGGACGAAGGCAGAATGCAAGACCTGGCTGAAGGCGCACGACTTCTACACCGACGGCCTTGACGAGACGGAGAAGACATACCGTTGGCGGCAGGTGGACCCCGAGAGCGACAAGTTCATCTACCGCACCGAGGAGACCTCCTCGGACGGCAAGCCGATCAAGTTCGTCTACGCAGCACCAAAACCCAAGGCCCGATCCGTCACGTTCCGGGGCCGGGTCATGGCGGTCGACGTTGTTGGTGATGGCAGCGTGGCAACCGTTGGCGTGCGGTCGGGAGCCGGGACTGTCACAGTACTCGACCCGGTCGTTGCGGCTGACTGTGCGGGGCATTCCGTTTCGACGGGCGACGTGGTCCTGGTGCGCTGCGAGTGGGAGGCCGAGGCTGTGCGGGCCGAAGTTGTGGCCGTGGCAATCATCGATGCGGTGCCCGATACCGCAGAAGAGTTCCGGGCCGCGGTCAAGTCCGAGACTGCCCGCTTCGAGCGCATGACTCGCAGCGCCCCCATCGTTGACAAGCGCATCGTGCGGGACATGGAAGGCAAAGATCGGCAGCTCCTCACCTGTGTCGTGTATGAGCCGGGCCGCATTGACGTGAGTTGGGGCACCACCGCAAGCCCGGAGATGGTCGAGGCGTGGGCGCACGGCTTCATGATTTCGAGCATCGCCCTGCGTGGTGAGACAATCACGGACGAGCACTGGCAGCGGGATGCAAGCGGCGCGTGGGTTCTGCGTGACCCGGAGCTCGGGGACGTAACTGAGCACGGCGTGCCGACCAACCGGGTGCCCGCCGACCCAATCGACGCGTACGTGGTTGAGTCGTGGGTCAAGCGGTGCGACTGCCCCATCGGGAGCGTGCCGGTCGCCAAGGGCTCGTGGTTGATCGAGGTCTGGATTCGCGACCCGGAGAAGTGGCAGTGCGTGCTGGCCGGCGAGTATGTCGGAGTGAGCATCGAAGGCTGGAAGGCCAAACCGTAGGAGGATGAGCATGGCAGCGAAGCGGACGCGGGCACCCCGCAAGGAAGAGAGGAAGGCAGAGGCGGCGGCCCCTCCGGCCGTCAACGAGGTCGATGTTGTGAGCGAGGCCGAGTCGGAGACGGAAGTGCAGGCAGAACCGGGGGAGCCGGCCGAGCGCGTGATTCCGCCCGCGCCGGAACCGCCGAAGGAACCGGCCGCACCTCCGCCGGAGGAGCGCAACTGGCTCACCCTGTCTGAGGTCGAGGCCGAGGCTGGAGTCTCCCGCACCATCATCTCGCAGATGGTGGCCAAGGGATGGATTCCCGGCATGGAGCCAGGCAAGCAGGGACGGCCGCAGGAGTGGCACCCGCACCACGTGGCCAAGGTGATCGGGCAGCTCCGCAAGCGTCGGCAGATCGCGGCACTCGCAGATGCCGAGCTCGTGGCCAAGGCCGACAACGTGGAGCCGCACCGCCTCGAGACCTGTGTGGTTGCCATCACGGAAAAGGGAGTCCGGATCATCGACGCTGAGCGGAGCCTGCGCAGCCTTGTGCAGATCAGCAAATCCCCGGTCGTGATCTTCCCCGTGTGACCACCCGCCCCCATAGGGGGCGCAAAAGAAACATCACATTTCATTTTGACGCGGCATCACCATTGAACGCACACTGTCGCCATGAGCGACGAGACCAATACCGTCGAGACCAGCGAAGACCTCAAGGGGTTGATTGTGCCGCGCATCGGCCTGGTCAAGAACCCCGCCAACTTCCCGACCTTCGTTCAGGTCCGCAGTCAAGGAGACGCCATGCCCAACAAGGAACGCAAGACCATCGAGATCCCGGCCGATCTGGTCGAGACCATCCGCACCATCGGAGAGGGAATCGATGCTGCCCGGGCCAAGGTGGCCGAGGCCCCGGTTGTCCGTGGTGAGAAGGCCGACGCCATGATGGCGGCCGTGACCGCTGCGCTTGCCGCACTGGAGCCCCTGCGTGGCCAGATGGAGCACGACGAGTTCGCCCGGTTGGCCGCAATCGCCGGGTACAACATCGCGGACCTTGCATGGATCGAGCGGGCGCAGGCCGCAATTGCCAGGTGCGAAGCCCTTGACGCAGAAGCCGAGGCACAGCGGCAGGCCGCCGAAGCGCAGGCTCGCAGCGAGTTCCCGCTCACCGCAGACGGCAAACTCGACATCGAGAAGGTGCCCGAGTCCGTGCGCAGCATCGTCCGTGCGGCATGGGATCGGGAACAGGCAATCATCGCACGAGAGGCAGACGTCGCACGCCGGGAGCAGGAGCAGGCCGCTGCCGCTGCTTCTGCGAAGGCCGCCGCAGAGGAGGCCGAAGTCACGCGGGCCCTGGACGAAATCGGAGACCTTGCCGGCGACAAGGCCAAGCGGCACGCCACCGCGCTCCGGGCCAAGCGCACCGACGAAAAACTCTATGCCGACATGATGGAGTTGTGGCGGCAGGAGGCGGCGGCGGCGCGGGCCCCGATGGGCGAGATCGGTTCCGGTGCGGAAGGATCGCCCCTGTCCGGCGGACGCAAGGAGGCTGAGGCCATCTGTGCGCAGCGCGTACAGAAGATGCTGGATGCCGATCCGAAGATGACGCGGTCCGCGGCCGAGGCGAAGGTCTGGCAGCAGGACCCGAAGCTGTACGAGCAGTACCGATACGACGGACGCAGGAACTAGAACCGAGCCCGGCTCCGGCCGGCTGACAGGGAGGAGATCATGTCCGAGAGCGTCACCAGGCAGAGTTACATCGCAGGAGCCGATCTGAGCGCGAAGCAGTACTACGCGGTCAGGCTCATCTCGGCCGACACGGTCAACGTCGGCACCCTCGGCAGCAAGTGCGTCGGGGTGCTGGTCAACACGCCTTCGTCCGGGCATGCGGCGGAGGTCGCAACGGCCGGCAAGGTCAAGATGATCGCCGGCTCCGCCATCACGGCAGGCGATACCGTCGAGTCCGATGCCTCCGGCAAGGCGCACAAGAAGACCGGCGACGGCTACGCCCTTGGCGTGGCCATCACGGGTGCAGCGACCGGAGCCCTGTTCGACGTGCAGCTCATGCCCGGGCAGGAGTCCAGCGGCCTTGCCCGCATGACTGCCGGTGCCGACCTGAGCGCCGCAGCCAAACTGGCCGTCAAGGTCGGGTCTGCCGATGACGAAGTGGTCAAGGGTACCCTCGGGTCCGACTGCGTGGGCATCGTGGTCACCGGGGCCGCAGCGGCTGCTGAAGTGGTCGTGCAGACCTCGGGCGTCGCCACCGCGACCTCGGGCGCAGCCGTCACCCTCGGGGCCGAACTGATCTGCAATGCGGCTGGCAAGGTCATCGACAACCCCGGCACTGCCGGCTACTTCGTCCTTGGTACCGCACTGAATGACACTGCGGGCGCCGATGCGGACGTGCACGTGCTCCTGACCCAGCGCGGAGCAAACCCCACTGTGCAGACCAAGGTGCAGACCACCCTCATCGCAGGTGCCGGCGGCACCACCGCCAAGACGTTCGTCAAGGCCGGCACCGTGGCGGGCCGCGTCGACACCTGCGGAGCCGGAGATGCGGCAATCGGCGTCTGCGCAACGACCGATGCGGGTGGCGGCAATGTGATCGTCCAGATGGCTGGCATCGCCAGCGTGACCACCGGCGGCATCGTGGCTGCTGGGGCCGCGCTCATGGCGGATGCGGCCGGCTTGGCCGTGACCTACGTTGCCAGTGCTGACAATCACCTGATCGGCTACGCACTCAGCGCAGACGGTGCGGGCGGCGGCGACATCAATGTCGCAATCGTCCCTATGGGGTGGGAGCAGGATCTGCCATCGCAGCTCACGACCGAGTTGATTGCCGAGGCCGCAGGTGTGACCGCAAAACTGTTCGTCACCGCCAACACTGTGGCCGGCGAGTGCAAGGCGATCACGTCGAGCGGCCAGCGGGCCATCGGCGTGAGCCTCGATACCGCGGCCGTCGGCGTCTCCGCAACCGTACAGTTCGCCGGGGTCGTGACCTGCACCTCTGGCGCTGCCGTGACTGCTGGCGATACGGTGCAGGCCAATGTGGTCGGCCGGGCCATTACCGCCAGCGGAATCAAGGGCCATTACGCCCTCGGTGTGGCGCTCTCGACCGCCGGTGGTGCTGGGGTGGACCTGACCGTGCTTCTGCTTCCTGCGTGGGTGCAGGACGGAACCAGCGCCCGCGTGATCAAGGCAAACGCGTTCATCGGCATGGACACCAACTGGACCATCGATGAACTCGGCCATGCTGCACTCCCGGCCAGCCAGACCAACGAGTATCTGCTCATCGCCATCCCGGGCCTGCGGGTCGGGGACGTGATCACCGGGTACAGGCTGCTTGGCGCGCTCAACTCGGGCGGAAATGCCGTCACCGTCGACGGAAAGCTGGTGTCCTTGGCCAAGGCCGCAGGCGCCACCCCCACCCGCGTTGAGGAAAGCGTGATGGTGCAGGTGAGCAAGACGGCGGCCTATGCGCTCGATGACGGTGCCACCGGCCTGGCCGTGACCGTCGGTGCCGACAAGACCTACCATCTGTGGGTCCAGTGCACCACGGCCGCAGCGACGACCGCTGCCATCTCCGGCGCAGAGATCGACGTGACCGAGCAGGCGTAGCAAAGGCGGCATGGCAGGGGGCCAGTGCGGCCCCCTCCAGCCGATGACAACACAAGGAGGATTTGACCATGCCGACCCCCAGCCAGACACACGTCAGCCAGCCGCTGACCAACTTCTCCCTCCAGGTGCTCCAGGACCTGGACTCGTTCATCGCGCTGAAGATGTTTCCGAAAGTGATGGTCCCGAAGGAGTCGGACCTGTACTACACGTACACGGTCGAGGACATGATGCGGGACCAGGCGAAGCTCCGTGCCCCGAATACCGAGGTCGAGCTCGGCGACTACGGCCTCTCGACCGGGTCGTTCTTCTGTCGGGAGTACGGCTTCGGCAAGGACATCTCGGAGCGCGAGGCCCGCAACGCGGACTCCATCCTCAATCCCGAGCAGGACGCCACCCGGTTCATCACCGAGGTGCTTCTGATCAAGAGGGAGCGCAACTTCGTCGCCAACTTCTTCGGCGCCGGCATCTGGGGCACCGATCTCGTCGGCGGTGCAGGCTTCACGCTGTGGAGCGACTACACCAACGGGACGCCGGTCACCGACGTGAAGAACTGGCGGCGCACCGTCCAGCTCGCCACGGGTCGCAAGCCCAACAAGCTCATGCTGACTCCGGACGTGTGGGACATGATCTCGGAGCACCCGCAGATCATCGGACGGCTGGCGTACAACAACCCGGCCTTCCAGGCGGCGGGCGGCCGTGCGACCACGCAGCAGGTCGCTGCGATGATGGAGCTCGATGAGATCCTCGTGGCCGACGCGGTCTACAACTCCAGCGCGATTCCGGGGGCGCCGAGCAACGCGTTCATCGCCGGGACCAAGAAGGCCCTGCTCGTGCACGTCACGCCGAATCCATCGCCCCGCGTCGCAACCGCCGGCTACCACTTCGTGTGGACCGGGGCTGACGGCGTGAACGAGGAGGGCATCGCGATCTCGGTCGAGGACGTGCCCAACAAGAACACCCGCGAGCGGGTGGAGGGCGCCATGTTCTTCGATCCGAAGGTCATCGCGCCGTCGCTGGGCCTGTACGCCAGCAACGTGATCGCGTAGCACGAGAGGCCGCGGCGGCCATGGAGGAAGTCAATGCCCTATGGTGGAGATCCCAGCGCCAGCTTTGCCGACGCTGTCCGATACGCAATCGGGGATACCGGCTCGACTGAGCTGGTATCGGATGCGGAGATCGCCTATCTCCGCTCCACCGTCGGCGACAACGTCCTGGCCGTTGCGGCCGAGGCCGCACGCAACCTCGCACACAAGTACGCGGCACTCGTCGACCAGACAGTCGGCAGGATCAGCGTCAGCTACTCACAGAAGGCCAAGCAGTACCAGGAGCTCTTCGTATCGCTCCGTCGCAGGGCGGGGCAGTCCGGGCGCGTCTACGCCGGCGGCATCAGCCTTTCCGACAAGACCCTCGACGACGACGACTCCGACCGTCCGACGCCGGACTTTTCCGTGGGGGCCATGGATGCCTGAGGCCGCAACCACGGACAAGGACCTTGGATACAATGCCATCCTGCGCGAGATGGGCCGGGCACGGAACTCCTGGGTAGATGTAGGCTACTGGGGAGAGAAGGCGCACGGAGACGGCGAGCCGACCATCCCCTACATCGCCAGCGTGCACGAGTTTGGCACGAAGCCGGGGACGGAGCCGGTGATTCCGGAGCGCTCATTCATTCGCAGCACCGCAGACGAGAACAGGCAGAAGTATCAGGAGCTGCTCGACAAGGGCCTCCTGCGAATCATCATGCGCAAGGGAACGGTCAAGTCCGTGCTCGCTGGCACAGGCGAGATCATCCTGTCGGACATCCGGGCGAAGCTCACCAAGGGCGATCCGCAATGGCCTCCGCTCGCAGAGAGCACAATCGCCGGCCGTAAGCATGGGGGAACGCAGCCCCTCTTTGACACCGGGACGCTGGCAAAGTCCGGGGGCACCCGCGTCGTCATCGACGGCGCGCAGGTCCTCGAGAGGGGGCGGAACTGATGCAGCAGCCGACCGAACTCTTCGGGACCGTGTCGGTGACCCGCTATGCAGCGGGCTCCTACGTCTCCGGCGACTGGTCCGAAGGTGGTTCTGTTTCGCTGAGCATCACGGCCTGCGTGCAGCCAATGCCAGCAGAGCGCATGGCGACGTTGCCGGAAGGTCGCAGGGGCACGGCCGGAATCATCGTATTCACTGGCACGGCGCTCCGCACGGCGGACGAGGCGGCACACACCAGTGCGGATCGAATCACGTGGGACGGCCATGCGTGGGAGGTTGTCGAGGTTGACAACCTGAGTACCGGTATTGGTCTCGAGGAGGCACACTACGAAGTCCTGGGGGTGCGGAAATGAGCGTGCCCGATTTCCAGGCAGCCGTGCGGCAGTGGCTCTCCGATGCCACCGGAGCCGAGGTCATCAACGGCCATGGGTCTGGCCCAAAGCCTGCGCTCTCGTTTGCCACCGTCTCGCTCACCACTGCCATCCCCCGAGGACACCCCGACCGCGATCCGTTGCTCGGGACGCAGAACACCCGGGAGCACAGGCAGGAATTCAGGGCCAGCATGTCGGTGCAGTTCTTCGGGCCGCAGGCCAAGGCGCACGCATTCGCAGCCCGCGAGGCCCTGGCCCTTGACGCCACACTGGAAAAGTTCCGGGCGGTCAACGTGGCCGTGCAGGCGACCGGAGGAGTCAACAACATCCCGGTTATCGTCAACGCGGGGTGGGAGAGTCGCTACCAGATGGACGTGTTCCTTGGCTTCCGGGGCGCGGTCAGCGAGGCGCTTTACTGGATCGAGAAGCTCGAGGACGCCACATACACGATGTTCGATTCGTCCGGGTCGGTGCTCAAGACCGGGACGTTTGACGTTCCGTAGGAGGAGGCATGACCGACAAACTCAGTGAAATCATTGTAGTCAACATCACCAGGGCAAGCGCCACGGTCTCGCAGGCCGGATTCGGAACAGCATTGCTCCTCGGGGACAAGGCGAACACCTACAGCGAAGGCTTCCCGCCCGGCTGGACCACTCGCATCGTCTCCGTGACAAGCTCCGGCGAACTGGTCAGCGCACACGGCTTCGACGCGACCAAGGCCATCGTCAAGGCCGCGACCGCCTACTTCTCGCAGGCCCTCAAGCCGACCGCTCTGTATGTCGGATACTACAACACCGGCGCCGGCGAGACCGCAACGACCGGACTGGCACTGGTCCGTGCCGCTGCCGGAGGCGATGACTGGTACGCACTCGCCTGCACGGACAGGACGAACGGCTCGACTGGAGACCAGTGGGAACTCGCACAGCTCATGCAGACCGAGAACCGGATCTTCGTGACCGCTTCCGCCGATTCCAACATCCTCGATCCCGCCGATACGACGTCCGTTGCCTACCTCGCAAAGAACGCCACGCACCAGAACACGGCTGTCATCTACCACTCGGAGGCTGCCAGCACGACCGACGTGAAGGGCTGGGCGGACATGGCCTGGTTGGGGCACGTGCTTCCGATGCAGGCCGGTGAGGAGACGTGGGCCTATAAGACCCTGACCGGAATCAACCCGGACAACCAACTGACCACGGCACAGCACACCACGATCACCGACTCGCTGCATTACGCCTCCTACTACAACACCATCGCCCTGGCCAACGGCACGCGGTTTGGCCGGGTCGCATCCGGTCACTGGCTCGACTCGATCCGGCTGGCGCACTGGGTCGTTGCCAGAATCCAGGAGGCGATCTACACGAAGTTCGCCACCCTGCCGAAGTTGCCGTTCACGGACGATGGGATCTCCGTGGCCAAGGACTGCGTGCGCCTGGTGTTGAACCAGAAGATCCCGCTGGCCATCGATCACATCGACTACGTCACTGCCCCGAAGGCCGCGGACGTGAGTCAGGCAAACAAGCTGGCCCGCACGCTGCCCGATCTCAACTTCGGCTACACCGAGGCTGGGGCAATCCACAAGGCCGTCGTCAACGGGCTCGTGAGCATCTAGGAGGACCGACATGGCAACCATGACGTTTGACCCGGGCAAGTTCGCCCTCAACATCTCCGGCGTGCTCATCTCTGGCTTCGAGGACGGCACCTTCGTCGAGGTTGCCAGGGCCAGCGCAATCGCCGCAACCAAGGTCTCTGCGGACGGAAAGGAGGTCGGGCGCGTGCAGCTCCGCAACAAGAGCGGCACGCTGACTCTGACCCTCCTCGCGACAGCGGACGCAAACGCATTCCTCGACGGATTGCGCCAGATGCAAGAGGCCGGCACCCTCAACCACTTCCCGGTCGGCATCGACGATTCCACGAACACCGAGATCTTCTCGGCCAACGGCTGGATTCAGGATATCCCATCGTACTCCTACGGAACCGAGGTCGGGAGTCGACAGTGGGTGCTCGGTCTCGCCAGCATCGACTACGTTGTCACTCCGCAGACCACGGCATGGACCACGATCAAGAACAAGATCAGCAGCATCGTGACCGACATCTTCGGATAGGCGGCCGGCAATCACCATGGAGGCAGGACGGCCATGCGACGCACCTTCACCAAGGAGTTTGACGGGCACACCTGGGAATTGACCGAGCACCCGGCCACGGAAGGCCAGGCAATCATCCTCAGCATCGGCCACCTGATCGGTACGGCCATCGAGGCGGCCACCAACGCGGGCATCCGTGCCGACAGCGACATTGCGGTGGACGGCAAACTGATTGCCACCCTGGCCAGGGACGTGCTCGGCAATGTGGACCCAGGAAAGATCGGGGATCTGGTCAAGCTCCTGGTCAAGTACGTCAAGAAGGATGGCCAACCGGTCGGCGGGCCCGCGTTCGACGACGCGTTCGCCGGCGACTACATGACCCTCTACCAGTGCGCCGGCTGGGTCATCATGGAGAATTTCCGCACGGTTTTTCGATCAACCGGTATCGCCGAAGCCCTATCCGCGATACCGGGGACGATGAAGCAGGCACTCGGCCGCGCATCGAAGCCGTCATCGGACCCCACAACGCAGAGCGGGTCAAGCGCCAGTGGCCCATCTGGAGGGTAGTCATGGCAAAGGCGGCCACCCTTCAGGAGCTCGAGACGCACTGGAGCACGAGCGACCTCTACAACTGCCACCTCACCCTCGACTGGATTGACGCGCAGATGGCGCCGCCGCCGAAGGGGAAGTAGAAATGGCGGACACGCTCACAATCCGGGAGCTCGTGACGCGGTGGAAACTCAACGCGGACACAGAGCAGGTCAAGGCGTTTCAGAAGGGAATCGAGAGCGCAAAGAAGGCAGCCAAGGTTGCATCCGCAGCCATTCTCGCGATGGGCGCCGCCTCGGTCAAGATGGCCGCCGACTTCGAGACGGCGTTCTCGGAGGTCCTTACTCTCGTCGATTTCAACGCGGAGCAGACCGAGGCTTTGAGGCAGCAGATCCTCGGGCTCGCCAAGGACACAGGCCAGCTTCCGACCGACGTGGCCAAGGCGTTCTATGCCACCTTCTCGGCAGGCTTTGCCGACGTGGCGAAATCGTCTGAGGTCATGCGGGTTGCTCTCGATCTCGCCAAAGGCGGCGTGACCTCAACAGAAAACGCCACCAAGGGCCTCGTCTCCATCCTCAATGCCTATGGGTATTCAGCGCAGCAATCAGAAGCCGTGTCTGACGCCCTGTTCGTGGCCATGCGTGCTGGGCAGACCACCATCGGGGAACTGGCAGAAAGCCTCGGAACGGTGAGCCCCGTAGCTGCAAATGTTGGCGTGAGTCTCGAGGAGGTGCTTGCCGCCGTCTCCGCCCTGACCAAGGGCGGCATCGGAACGAAAGTCGCGGTCACGGGCCTGCGTGCCGTCATGGCCGCGGTGCTCAAGCCGTCTGCGGAGGCGACCAAGACAGCAAAGGAACTTGGCATCCGGTTCGACGCTGCGGCACTGTCGTCGATGGGCCTAGCGGATTTTCTCCAGATGGTCGGCGCTGCCGTTGATGGTAACAACGAAAAGCTCGCCGTGCTCTTTGGCGGCATCGAAGCCCTCGTGCCGATCATGGCCCTAGTCAACAAGCAGTCGGGGGACTTTTCCAGCATTCTCGACCAGATGGCAAACCGTGCCGGCACGACGGCTGCCGCAGTCGCCAAGATGGAAAACACGACATCGCACCGCTTTGACCAGATGAAGGCAAGGTTCGCCACGCTGGCAATCGAAGTGGGATCGAAACTGCTCCCGGTGGTCAACAAACTCCTCGAGTCCATCAGTTCGATAGCGGACGCGTTCTCGGGCAACGAGGCTGCAATCAACGCCTTCATTGGACTGATGAAAGTCATCATCGGCATGAAACTCGTGAGCTACTTCCACGGTCTCGCACAGGCCATTGCGGGTGCCGCTGGGGCGATTGCCGGAGGAGGTGCAGCGGGTGCAGCGGGCGGAGCAGGAAAGGTTGCCGGCGGCCTGCTTGGTGCGACCAGCGCGTTGACCGTGGCGACGTTCGGCCTCGGGGCAGCCATCGTCTACACGGCGGCCCGATACGATGAACTCGTGGAGAGCGGATCGAACTTCTTCAACGTCATCGCCAAGGGCATCAACCGCTTCAACGTCTGGCGAGGGGCCAAGCCGATCTTCCCTGAGGCCCCGGACTTTTCCGGCAACCGCAAGACTCCGTGGGTTGGCGACGCCGGAACTGCTGCCGGCGGAATCGCTGGCGCTGCGCCTGCGGACAAGCCACGTCAACGCACCATCGGATTCACGCCGGCCGAAGTGAGTGAGTTGATGGCGCTCGGCACGGGTCGGGGCGCACCGACACTCCGGGCCGCAGACATCGCCCGCCTTGGTGGCGCTGGCCAATTGGCCCCGACGAACATCCAGGTCACAAGCAACGTCACCATCGAGGTCCCGTTCGGAACAACGGCAGAACAGGCGGAGCGCATTGCGTCTTATGTCCGCCCGGTGGTAGAGAAGGAACTCGAGTCCGCGGCCCGCAAGGTTGCGGCCGATGCGGAGACGAAATGAGCGTGATCGTCTTCTCGTATACAAACGACATGGGGGGCATCGCCTTCTTTGAGGCGGACGTCGACCTTTCCCGCATGCACCGCCGGGAGGCCATCGTCACCGACTTTCCGGCCGAGGATGGAACCAGCATCGCTGACCACATCATCATCCGGCCGCAGGAGTTGACCATCGAGCTCATGGTGAGCGATACGCCGCTCACCATGAACACGGCCTACCGCACCCCGGGCTCTCTGCTGAGTCGGTCGCAGCGGGCATTCGACGAGCTCGAGCGGATCTGGAAAGGCAAGCGCCTGCTTACTGTGGCGACGCCGCTTGCCTACTATGACAACATGGTCATCACCGGCTTCGAAGTGCCCGAGGACCAGGAGCACGCCGGCGCGGTCTATGCGACCGTCACTCTGCGCGAGATCAAGTTCGCACAGGTCGCCTCAGTGCTCGTATCTGCGGCGGCAAAGCAGGCGCTCAAGCGGGCTCAGACTGTAGCGGAAAAGGCAAAGTCGGCTCTCGTGGCAGCCTTCGAGGCAAAGCGGGCACTCGACCGACTGCTCGTTGAGAAGTTGGAGGCAACGATTCGGGAGACGGAGCGCATGGAGGAAGTCGTCGGCGCGACTACGCCGGGAGAGTTCCAGAAGTTGCAACAGAAATACGCACTCGAGGACTTGCGCAGGGAGGCCGGGCTATGACCGACACCTACGCAGGACTCCAGTACCAGCGCAGCCCGATTCCGGCCTATCCGGCGTTTGCCGACCACGAGTTTTCCGTGCAGCTCGTCGGGGTCTCGTACCAGTTTCGCATGCAGTGGAACGCGGTCGGCGGCTTCTGGTCTATGAGTATCTACGACGCAGACGGCACCCCCCGCATCGAAGGCCGCAAACTCGTGCAGGGCTGGCAACCGGTAGACAAGATCCCCGGCGCCAGGCCCGGCGACGGCGTGTTGGTCGTGGACGGCAATGCAGAGACGGACGTGCCCTATGAGCAGGCAGACCTCGGGGTGGCCGTGCCGCTTGTGTTTGTGACGTTGGTCCGGGAGGAATGACGTGGCGGTCCTGCAATACGGCCGGTTCGCGATGCTTGTCTTCGGCCAGTACGGCACGATGGGCGCTGCGGTCAAGGATCTGCGCTTCACCTTCTCGATCACGAAGACGCGGAAGTCGTCAGCGAATTCTGCGACCATCACGGTCTACAACCTTGCCGAGCGCAACCGCAAGCGACTACAGGCCAAGGGCACGGCCCTGTCCCTGCTGGTCGGCTATGGCGGAGCCATGCAGCTCCTGTTCGCTGGCGAGGTCAATCACGGCCGGGTGCTGTATGCCGCCCCGGACTGGATCAGCGAGGCCGAGTGCCTTGACGGGCAGGGGGCGCTCACGGTCGGCGCACTGTCCCGCACCTGGCCGGCCGGGACGCCCCGCCTGCTGATCGCACAGACTCTCGCCGCCTCGCTCACCGGGCTTGCCCTGGGGCCGGTCGAGGCCGCTCCGTTCGTCGGCATGATCAGCGCGCCGCTCTCTGTCTCCGGTTCCTCCCGTGTCAGCCTCGACAAACTGGCCGCAGCATGGGGCTTCACGTGGTCGGTGCAGGACGGCATTGTGGAGTTTCGCACGGACGGCGGAATCGGATCGGGGTTGGCGACTGCACCACTCCTATCTCCGCAGACCGGGCTGATCGGCTCGCCCGAGTGGACCGACGACGGCCTGAGTGTGCGATGCCTGCTGACCCCAGCCATCCGGCCCGGTGGCCGCGTGGTTGTTGTGAGCAAAACGGCCAACGGCGTCTTCCAGGTCGAGTCGGTGCAGCACTCGGGAGACACGCACGGCAATGATTGGACAAGCCAGGCGACGTGCAAGGAGGTCCTCTGATGGCCGATAAGCGCCCGACCCTGCCGGACGTGCTTGGCGAACTGCTCGGAAAGAACAGCGATGGCCTCCGGGTCTGCCTGCCGGCTACGGTGATCGCGCACAACGCGGGGACAGGGACGGCGACGGTGCAGGTCATGGTCTCCGGCCAACGAAACGGAAGCGTCGTTTCGGAGCCGGCGCTGCGCGACGTGCCGATCCTCGGATGGGGCAATCTTCGGGCAGCGGTGCGTCCGCCCATCCTGCCCGGAGACCCCATCCTCTTGATCTTCGGGGACCGGGATCTGGACTCGTGGAAGGCGGGGCGCGGCCTTGCCTCGGTTCCGGCACAGACCCCGCGTTCGCATGACCTGAGCGACTGTGTGGCCCTGCCGATCATGTGGGGGGCGGCGGTAGTGGAACTATTCGGGTTCACGGCGTCCGAGATTTCCGGCCTGCTATCCGCGGCTACGGCCAACACTCTCGACTACCCAACCATCGCACTGGTCACTGCACTGATTGCAGCGTGCAACGCGGAGATCGGCCCACCTCCGGGACCTTCTGTCGGCTTCGCTACGACAATGCTGCCGCTGCTAACGGCGCTGCTCGCATCCCCCAACGTGTTTGCCGTGGCAATGGTGATACAATTGACAGCCCTGCAAGCACGTTTGCTTGCGGCTGGCATCACTCCGGCATAGGATAGGGGCATGATCGATCTGGCCTACACGGAGCAGGCGCTCCTCGGACGATTCGACCTGGTGCTCACCAACGGGGCGCTCGACCCCATGCTGTCCAGCGGCACCGATGAGATCGATCAGCGGCTCGTCCGGACGCTTCGCCTGTTCCGGGGCGAGCTGCTCTTCGACGAGACTCTCGGTGTTCCCTGGTACCAGCAAATCCTCGCCATCAAGGGTATCGACCTGTCGGTCGTGGAGCAGGCGTTGCGGGCCGAGATCCTGCGACAACCCGACGTGCTCGGGTTCAAATCGTTCTCGGTCGCGCTTGACATGACGGCCCGCACGCTCACGATCAGCTTCGTGGCACAGACAACGGACGGCAGCGTGACCGTCGAGGAGGTACTGCCGCTATGAGTCTGTTCGGCGTCGTCACCACCGGCTTTCGCCGCAAGAAGTTGTCCGACCTGCTCGACGAGTACAAGAGCGGACTCAAGCAATTGTTCGGAGCGACGGTCAACACCACGACGTCGTCGCTCTTCACCCTTGTCGGCTCTCTGGTCCTGTCCGTGGCCGACAAGCTGTGGCAGGTCGCGGAGGACATTTACAACGCGCAGGGCACGGATACGGCAAGCGGGGTTGCCCTCGACAATCTGGTGTCGCTCACCGGCATCGCCCGCAAGGCTGCCACGGAAAGCACCTGCTGGAACATCCACCGCATGGACCCGGCGACCACCATCCCGGTCGGAACGCGCATCGGCGTTGATGGAGCGCTGCCTGCTGTGGCGTTCGAGCACATCCTCGCCAGTTCGACTCCGCTGGCGACGGCTTGCTGGGGTGCCTGGATCTCGACGGTGCACGATGTGGCGACGACCTATCGGGTCACGATCAATGGCATCACGAAATCGGCCGTGGGGTATGGGAGTTCACGCACGACGCTCATTGCGCTGGCAACCGCAATCGAAATCGACGCCACGCTTGGCCCTCTGGTGCGCGCCACCGTCATGAACGGAGAAGACACACTCCAGATCCTGGCCGAGCCGGCGGGGACGCAGGTCCCTGATTCCCTGGCGGTTTCCGTTGCGGTAGTCGCAGGGATCGGCACCATCAGCATCGACCAGACCGGGGCCGTCGGCTACCTGGAATCCGAGGATACCGGGCCGGTCGCCGCTCCCGAACTCACCCTCATCGACAACACCCTCGACCCGGTGGCGGGTTGGCAGAGCACGGTCAACCTCGTGGCCGCAGACATCGGCCGGGACATCGAGACGGATGCTGCGCTACGGCTGCGGCGCGAGCAGGAACTGCATGTCGCCAACGGCGGACCACTGGAGGCCATCAGGTCGGCGCTGCTCGAGCTCGACGACGTCGACGAGGCCATGGTCTTCGAGAACATCACCGACGCGGTGGACAGCAACGGAGCCCCGCCGCATTCCGTCTATGCGGTGGTGGACATCGAGGACACGCCGGCAAATGACCAGATCCTGGCAGAGGCCCTGTTTGCTACCGTGGCCGCTGGCATCGCCACCTACGGAAGCGACTCCTACACACTCAAGGACTCGCAGGGCGTCGAGCACGTCATGTATTTCTCCTACCCGACCGAGGTCGGAATGAAGATGCGGGTCTTCTATCACATCTACGATGAGGAGACCTTCCCGACCGACGGCCAGGACCAGATCAAGGCCATCGTGGCCGAGTGGGCGACGACCAGCCAACTCATCGGCAAGGACATGATCCCGACCCGCTACATCGGCCCAATCTACTCCGGGGTCGCCGGCATTGACCAGCTCGTCATCCAGATCGACTACAAGGTGGCCCCCGTCGGCTGGTCCGGGTTGCCCATTGCCATCGCATGGAACGAGCGGGCAACGCTGCTCGAGGTAGATGTTTCCTTCGTGGTGATCCCGTGATCGTGACCGTCTGCTATATCGCCGGCCCCGCCGGCCATGAATTCGAGGGCCTCGTGATCGGCATGGGTCCTGTCAATCATCCGTGGGGTCCGGGGGAGCGTGGCGAGATTCGGGTCTCGCAGTCCTGTCGGCTTGCCGTGGCAGAGGTCGAGGAAAAAAAAGGGCTCGATGCAGGCAGCATCGCGGACAGGGCCTGGTGCGTGACCAAGGGCGGCAACTCTGTCAAGCCATCGCCGCTTGCATGGCGGCTGGGGGGCGGGCATGTCTGAGATCCACTTCGGAGCCGGGCAACCACTCACCAGCCTGTCGGCAGCGCTGGCCGCCGCCGCCAATGGAGATACGATCATATCGCACGGACCGCACACGGATACCGTGCCGACCGTCGTCTGGACGAAGAACAACATCACGTGGAAGCACGCCGGCGGCGACTACACGTTCGACGGCCTGGCGGCAACGCTCGACTGGCTCCGAATCACGGGCGCCGGCAATCGACTGATCCTCGAGCGGGATTCCGGCCGAGTCAAGGCCAAGCGCTATGGACGGTATGTGCTGTGGGTCTCCGGAATAGACAACGTCATCGAAGACCCCTATCTCGAGAACAACGGCTACGCCGCTGCCGGGAACTGCTACCACATCCGGTGCACTGCCGAACCGACCATCCTCCGGCCGGTCATCAACATCGGGACGGACAACAACGCGTCGCACTTCGGCATCACGCTCGATGGCTGCGGCGGCGGAACCATCACGAGCCCGGAGATCGTCCGCCTCCAGAGCACGGCGGCAGGCGGGGCCATCGTCGGCATCCGCTCGATCAACGCGTGCGGCCGACCGACAGTCACCGGGGCGGAGATCCGGGATTGCGTTGCGACAAACGACTTCACGGGCGTCTCGTTCGGCGGAGCCGGGGCCGGGGACTGTCTGGTTGTTGACGGACTCAAACTCCATGACAACTCGGGCGGTGGCACGGTCCTGCATTGTCACCAGGACAGCCGCGGCATCAGCCTCACCAACTTCGAGATCATCGGCGGTGGGTCTGACGTTGGCATCCTCTGCGAGACGGCCGCAGCCTTCCTTGGAGCATACTGCCGCGTCCGCAACGGCGTTGTCTACGGGTGCCAGCACGGCATCCATGTGGCGGCCAACCCGGTCGGCGCAGCGCCGAACGTCCGCAACTGCATCGTCCGCAACTGCTCAGGCCGGGGCTACTGGTCGAGCGGGACGGCACAGCCCGATAGCGATTGCAACATCAGCTACAGCAACGGCACGGAAACCGCGGGTTGGGTAGTCGGCCCGAACGACAAGATCGGCCAGGACCCCGGGCACACGAACGCGGCTGGCGGCGACTTCACGTTGCTCTATGGGGCACTCGCAATTGACGCGGGGCAGGCAGTTTCTGGTCGCTCGGCAGACATCCTCGGGGCTGCACTGAGCGGTGCCGCATGGGACATCGGTCCATACGAATACCAATGGTCCTGGCCCTTGTGGGAAGAGCAGGAGACCTACGCATTGCCCGGTCAGTACCAGCAGAGCACCTACCTCAAGGATTTCTGCAAGGCGCTGATCGGGGCCGTGGCGCCCAAGGCGATCTTCGAGGATCTCTATGAGGTCCTGGTTGACGTGGGCAAGCAGCTCTGGGTCAACTACGCGACCGGCAAGCAGCTCGACCGCATCGGGGCAATCGTTGGCCAGCAGCGCGGCGGGCTCTCCGATGCCGACTACCGGCTGCGCATCCTCATCAAGGCTGCCATCAACACGGGCAATGGCCTGACCGAGCAGATTATCCAGGCGTTCCAAAACATCTTCCATCCGCAGATGCTCCGGGTGCGCCGCACCTACGCGGAAGAGAGCATCCCGCATCCGCATCAGTCATCGCACGTCATCGTCGCCTTGCGCATGGCGGCCGGCGCAGACCCACTGCCAAACGACATCACCGACCAGTTCCAACCCATCGCAGCGGGCGGCGTGACGCTGTGGGTCGTGAGCGCCGAAGACAAGCAGCATTTCGGCTGGGTCGATGATCCGCAGGCCGGCTGCTTCGACGAGGTGAATGGGGCCGGGGTCCGCGAGGGCATCGGCGGCGTGTTCGCAGACATCTATCCGCACGACTACGAGGTGTAGACATGGCTCCGAAGCCGACATTCAAGCCCGAGTGGGCAACCGTCATCGGCGTCTACGGCGGCAAGACCAACGCGTATGAGCCGGCCGCAGGGCTCAAGCCTGAAGGCGATCAGTACGCGCTGCCACCAACGCGCAACCATCACAACTGGCTCTGGCACTACGTCTACGAGTGGGTCAACTACCTCGAGACCGCGACGGACGCCGATACCCGCAGCGCCTCCGTGGTTGTTGCGGCCGAGGATGCGCCGATGCCATGGCAGGATGCGGCCGACTATGCTGTGGCTGTCGGAGCGGACGCGGCGCTCACGATCAACGCGGCCATTGCCTCGCTCGGAGCGAACGGCGGAACAGTCGTGCTCTCCGAGGGTACATTCACGTGCGAGACCCCGATCTCCATCGATGGGGGCACCCCCCGCGTGAGCATCATCGGAATGGGGGCTTCATCCACGAATATCGTGGTCTCCGATGCCGCCGGGGACAACAACGGGCTGGAGATCGCGGACACGACCGGTGTGACCGTCGGGCGGCTGAAAGTCAGCGGCTTGTCGCTGACCAACGTTCTCAATGGAATCCTGGTCACGACCACGGGCTTTGCGACAGACGTGACCGTGCAGGAGGTCAAGTTCTCCGAGCTTACGGGAGGGCCGTCGCTGAATCCGGCGACTCCGCGTGGAGTTGCCGTCTATGCCTACGGCGCCAACGTCCGCGTCCGGATCATCGACTGCGAGCGGGAGGCATGGAACGACGGGATCGGATTCGTCTATGCCGGAGAGTTCGTCCTGTCCGGCAATGGGGCCCGCGTCGAAGTCGACGGCCTTGTGGCACTCAATTCTGGAGCCTACGTCCCGAGCACGGCGGGCGCCCTGTGGTTCGACAGCTCGACCTTCACGCTCGACCGCGTGAGCATCCTGGGGGCCAGTTATGACTACGGCCTGCTCGCTGCAATCTGCAATCGCTGGCAGGTCGGACACATCATTGTCGAGGCTCCGACGACAGACGGAATCCAGGTCGATACCTGCAACGAATGGAGCATCGGAGATGCCATCGTGACAACGCCAGGCGGCAATGGTTTTTCCATGACCAGCGGCACGGATTGGAAGATCGGCCGCCTGCTCGTGGACACGCCAAGCGCATACGGGATCGAAATCGCAACGAGCGCGGATCGATTCGAGATCGGACTGGCGACAGTCAGTGCCCCGGTCAACTCCGGCGTCGCAATCACGGCGGGGACCGACGGCTATGTGAACGCAATCGTCAAGGACGCCGGAAGCAATGGGATCGAGCTCACGAGTTGCACCCGTGTCAACGTCCGCGGCCAAGTCGACAACCCCGGCTCGCAGGGCGTGCAGTTTGCCACATGCATTCTCTGTCATGTCGACGTGACCAATGTCTCGCGGGCCGGAGGTGTCGGAGTCTATGTCGACTCCAACTGCGCCCGCTGCCAGGTCATCGGCGGTGTATCCGAGGACTCGACGGGGGCCGGGCTCGTCATCGACGGAAGCCATTGTCAGGGCAACGGCTTTTCCGTGCGGACGCCGGGCGGCGTGGGAATCCAGGTCGACGGATGGAACAACGGGCTGGCTGCCTGCAAGGTCGAGAATGTGGCAGCAGCAGACGGCATCCACGTCCTCGCCACCGCCCAGGACTGTGCGGTCTCCGACTGCCTCGTGGACAACGTTGCCGGTCTCACGCAGCGCGGAATCTTCCTCGAGGGCCAGCGGTGCGACGTGGTGGACTGCCGTTGCACGGACGTCGTCAACGAGGGTATCACCATCGGGACTGCGGCCAACGACTGCAACGTCATCGACAACCGCGTCGACGTTGGACTCCTGGCCGTTGTCCCATCCTATGGAATCGTTCACTTGACGAACAGTGCCCGCGGAAACTACGTGCAGGGCAACCGCTGCCTCGTGGCGGGAGTGGCAGACCTACGAATCATCGGCGCCTATGCGAACGTCCGCAGCACGCCGGAGACCGCCGGCGGACCTGGCCTCCCGGATGGCCACGACTGCCGGGACAACAACCTGATCGCTTCCGCTGCGCTGGTGTGATCATGGGGACCATTATCGTCGCAGCATTCCTGCTACTCTCGTGCGCACCGGAAGACCCCCCGGCGGCAACCGTCGCATTGGACGTGACAGACGCGGATGGAATGGACGGCGGGGACATGGAACCCGAGGACTGCGACGACGGCCTCTTCTGCACGGCAGACAGCCTGGTTGAAGGCGTGTGTGTGCACGAGGTGGTCCCCTATTTCTGCGCCATCGACGGCGTGTGCGTGCCTGATTTGCCCGGGGTGTGGGAAGACCCGAAGGGGCACCCCTGCCTCGCCTGCGATCCGGCCGTCAGCGCAATGGCGTGGACACCAGCGAACGACGGTTTCTCCCTGGGGGGCGACGATGTATGCTGCGGCGGCGTTCCGCTGCCAGCAGAGGAGTGCAACAGATAGCTTGCGCGTGCGCGCGATGCGGGCTATCCTATAGTCGCAGGGAGTGGAGCGATGCACGACCCGACCGACACCGGAGGAAGTCCAATCATGCCACCCGCCAATGACTACGTGACCAAGGATCTCTTCGAGGAACGGCATCGCTGGACAGAGAAGTGGCTGAAGGATCTGACCGAGGGCTTTTCCGAGCTCAGGAACGAGGCCCGGGACATCACCAAGAAACTCGACCTACTCCTGTCCATCGAGAAGAAGGAGGCCAAGACCAATGAGGCGAACCGCAAGGCTTTCCTTGCCCTGGTCGGAAAGCTGCTTGGCAGTGGCGGCGCCGGAGCTGCCATCCTATACGCCATCCAGAAGACACTGGGTGGCTAGCCTTCTCTTCGAAGCTACGACAGCAATGCCAGCACAAAGAAATTCCTCGCCTCGAGCAGTTTCCGCAGGCCGGCTGACTTCTCCGCGCAGTCCGGAAGCGCCGCATCCATCCTACGTGCCACCTCGCAGATCTCGGCGCTCACGTCCCGCAGGTGAGCGGGCAGGTGTTCGTACTCGAAGAACTTCATGATTGGGTTGTCGCTCATCGTCATCTCCTCTTCTGTTGTCTCGCCCGCCACTCCTCGCGGGCCCCGTACACGCCAATCAGGATCGCCTCGGCCTCATCGTGCGAGAGCAACGCCCGGCCCAAGTGCGGAAACAGGGACCGCACGAGCATCGGAGCCAGCTCCTTGTACCGCTCCCGGTCTGCCCCCTTGATCCACTGCCGCCCATAGACGGCCCGGCGCCAGACGTCAGCGGCCACGGCGACCGGTCGCCAGCGGTAGAGCGTGCACGCCATCTCGAGCCAGCCGAGCACAGTGCGCAGCTTCCACACGGCACGAATGCTCTTGCCAGTGGCCCTGCCGCCTTCGAGCTGTAGGTGGTGATCCTCCATGTAGACAGCGGCCATGCGGACGCCGTCGCCAACATGGTCCTGTTCAACCTCGTAGAAGACCCGCAGGATTTCCCGGCGCCTGGCCTCGTCGGTTGTCCCGGTCGCCACGCCGAATCCGATCAACTGCGGGGTTGCAGCGACCGTGAGCAACGCGTATCCGCTACGGTTCGCCTCGTCCCACGCCAGCACAAGATCTTGTCCAGTCTCTTGGCATGCCATTGTCCCACCTCCACGGAGAGTCTAGCGGGCCAGGGCGGGCAATGCAAGAGGTACGTGGCTATGCATCTGACAACACCGGACGCATCGCGCACCACCGGGTGCACTGATTGGAGGCAGGAACCGCGGTGGTGATTGCCGTGGGGCGGGTGCCCCGCAGGACAATGGCGAGGAAATAATACCGCGACGGATGCCAGCGGTCTACATTTTCCGTCCGCTTCCGAGCAAATGTCAATGATTCCGGCGAGTTGCGCCGACGATTCCGAACAAGCGCCCGGACCGTGCCGGAACGCGAAATCCGGGCAAGAAGAAACGACGTGGCGAAAAACGCAATGATTCCATTGGCTTGCGTCAACCTCGGCAAAACGGACGAAAAAAGACTTGCGTTTGTTTTGCGGGCAGGGTATCTTGCTGGTGTCGGAGGCAAGGGGCCGCCGATGGAAACCAGGGGGAGCACATGAAAAC